TATCAAATGATGGGGATGTTTCAACTGGTGTAATAATTAAATTTGTAGCTACAAGAGGAGAGGTAAGCAATCCTAAAATAATCAATGTAAGAACAGGGCAATTTATGAGGGTAAAGGTCGAAATGGCAAAAGGGGACGTGCTTGTTATTGATACCAATGAGCGCCATCAGGTGGTAGAGCTTAATGGCGTGAACTGCTACCAGCGTGTTGATAGAAAGTCGGAGCCTTTTCAGCTTGCTGTCGGTGAAAATTATCTCGGATATGAAGCAGATAAAAACTATGTCAATCTGGACGTAAACCTTTACTACACACCAAAATATTTGGGGGTATAACATGCAGATATATATTCTCGACAAGGATTTTCAGACAGTCGGTGCGATAAAGGTGTTTAACTCCATGATATGGACTCGTAGATATTACGAACCCGGCGTTTTTGAACTCCATACCTCTGCGAGTTATTTTCCCCTGTTTAATTCAGGCAAATACCTTTGCAGAAATGATCGTACAGAACTCGGAGTTATCCGAGAGGTCAACTATGCGCAGACTGATAAAGGTGAGCGTTCTGCATACTGCAAGGGATATTTTGCAGAAAAACTACTGGACAATAGAGTTCTGCAGTACCCAGTAAATATATCCGGAACTCCGGAGGAAATATCCTTTGCGCTTGTGAATGATTTTGCAATACATCCCGCGAATACGGAGAGAGTAATTCCGCGATTAAGCCTTGGAATACGTAAGAATCTTGGTTCCAAACTTACTCTGCAGACTACAGGGGATAAGCTTGGAGAGAAGCTTTATGATATCGAGCGAACACAAGAACTGTCGCACCGGATTCTTTATGATTATGAAGAAAATACTCTGACATTTGAGTGTTGGAAAGGGCTTAATCGTACAGAAAACCAAGAGGAGAATTCCCCGGCAATATTTTCAAATCGCTTCTACAACGTTAAATCTGCGATATATGGCAGAGATGAGAGCGCTCACGCAAACTTTGCATACGTAGCCGGAGAGGGCGAGGGAGTAGCAAGAACTATCGTAGAAGTTGATGTGCGCACAGATGCAGCAGAGGAACGTAGAGAGATATATGTAGATGCTAGGGATTTACAGAGTGAATATGAAGACGATACTGGTACAAAGCGAAAGTATTCTGCAGAGCAGTATAAATCGCTACTAACTCAGCGAGGTCTGGAAAAGCTGGCAGAGTTTTCAAAAATAGAGACTGTCAACTCAGATATAGATGCTGGGGCAAACCTCATCTATATGAAAGATTTTGATTTGGGAGACCTTTGTACCTATCAAAATATGGATGTTGGAATCGAATGCGACGAGCGGATAACGGCAATCCAAGAGGTGTATGAGAGCGCCAATATGACACTAAGCGTAACATTTGGAACGGACGATGCGACTACAATAACAAAGATTATAAAAAGGGAGGCAAGCTAAATGTTAAGATTTGGTTATTTTGATTCGGAGATTACCGGAACAGATCCAGAAGGTATGCCGATATTTGACCGGGCGGAGACGTCCGATCTATTCCGTTTGCTGTTTGCAAATCTTGTGAGTAACGGGGTGCTCGCACAGCCCGGAGATTGCTTCCAAGTATTTGCATCAGAGGGGCTAACTATTAAGGTTCATCCCGGATTTGGAATCATACAAGGCGCTTTTGCGTATGACGAAACAGAAAGCACTTATACCTTGGGAAAAGCTCCCCAGCAATATGCAAGAATTGACAGGATTGTATTAAGAGCAAATTATAAGGATAGATGCTGCGAGATTATTGTTAAGGAGGGAACCCCTGCAGTAAAGCCGGTAGCGCCTGAACTCATAAAACCCGCACGAGGAGACTACTACGAGCTATCGCTCGCGACGATTTATGTACCGTCAAATGCCACGGTTATAACTCAGGCAGCAATAACAGATACACGAGGAGATAGCTCTGTATGTGGTTTTGTAACCCAGCTTATCGACCATCTTTCTACGGAGGACTTCTACACACAGCTAAATGGATTTTATCAAGACTTCGTAAAGAAAGCGGATAAAAACTACGACGAGCATGTACAGCACATGGGTGGACTTGAGGATTCTTTTGAGGAGAATTTCAGAATCTGGTTCGATTCTGTGAAACAAATTTTGTCAGAGACACCTGTCGGAAATCTAAAGGTGGAAATTGATAGGCTGAAAGGTGAAACAATCGTAACCATTCCGGCTAATGCGTGGAGCAGTTCTGCACCATTTAGCCAGAAAGTATCTGTACCGACAGTCAAGGCTACAGACTCCGTATCTATGGGAAAGGCGCACACCAAGACCTCAAGTCCTACCGATATCGAGACCTATGACGAGATGGCAGGACTAATAACTGCAGCAGAAGTTACGGACGGTTATGTGACCTTCTACTGTGCAGCAGAGAAGCCTAGTAAAGATTTCAAAGTAAAATTAAAGGGGGTGAGTAAGTAATGAGTAATGTTTTTATTCCTCTCGGCGGTGCCGGAGGGAAAAATAGGGGAAACAGCTTTTATATATCTGATACAGCACCTACAGCAGAGATTTTAGGTAGAATCATCACTCCGCTTCCTGCAGGAGTATATAAAAAATTTGTGACACCGGACGGACAGGTAGTTTTTCCGTCTGCTGACGGTGGGGATGCGGTTGTCTCCATGTCAAAGGAGTTCCTCAAGAAGCAAGCCATAAAAACCTTCGGAATCGCTTCCATAACAAATTTTAGTTTGTCCATGTTTGCACACAAACAAGTCCGGCTTACATGGGCGAAACCGGATAGGGGCTTGTTTAGTGGTATACACTTTGTCTTCAAGTACGGAAGTATGCCGACCAGTGAGACAGATGGTTTTATGGTGTATGACAGTGCGGATGTGCACTATGAGACTGCACGACTGGAAGAGAGAGAGCTTTTTGTAAGAGCCTACAGCTATGTTACCGTAAAAGACGGCAGGTGGTATGACGAGGGGGCTGTGAGTGCCCGAATCACTGTAACAGGCATCAGCGGCTCGGTAACGCTATCCACAGGAGCAGGAACTTGGACTGTGCCGGATGGCGTAAGGAAAATACGGTATATTCTTGTTGGGCATGGCGGAAACGGTGGAGTTGGGCATAGCAATTCCTCTGGAACAGGTGGTGGTGGCGGAGGTTACTTTACGACAGGGTATTTGGACGTCACGCCCGGGCAACAAATAAACTGGGTTGTTCCGTCTTCGCAAGGTGCAGCAACTTCTTTTGCCGGAATAGTTGCTAATAGTGGTACAAACGGTAACGATTCCTATTATATGCAAAATGTTGTATATGGTGGAAACGGAGGGAGTGGTGGCGGTGCCGGCCAAGGCAGGTATTATGGCGGATTTATTGGTGGAGACGGCGGGGTAAATGGCGGAGACGGTGGGCAAGCAATGTATTATCAGCGTAATGTACAACCGCACGGTTATGTTGTTAGCCCCACACAAAATAATACTGCCGGAATAGGACAACATACCAGTACAACGGGATTTAACGGTGTTTTATATTCGGGAGGGGGATGCGGCGGAGGAAGTCTAAAAACTGTACAGGAAGGCGGAGGAGGCATATCAGTGGATTCGTTTTTTGCACCTCGCTTGTATAGAAATACTTCCCCTAGACCCGAGGAATATGCTAAGGCTCGCGGTGTTAATGGGTTAGGTGGCGGCGGTGGCGGTTATAAAATGTCTTCGACGGGTGGCGGCGACTATAATTATGACGAATCGAGTTCGGGCCCGTATGTAGCTAGCCCGGGTGGCGCCGGTTGTATTTACGTCGCTTGGGGGAGCCTCATGAATGATGGAACATAATTTCATATTTACCACATTCCTACGGAGGAAGTCTTTAAAAGGCTTCCTCTTTTTATATACCTAAAGAGAGGAGAATCAGAGAAATGAAAAGAGATTTTGCACTAATCAAGCCTAATGCTGAGACTGGCGAGCACGAGGTACAGGCTATTACGCTTTTCGGGAATCCCACTGAGGCGGACATGGCCGCACGAGCGATTTATGGAGCTACTGCCTATGCTAAGGAATCGTCACAGTGGAATATCCAGTTGCCGGCAATTGTAAAGGAAGGCTCTTTCTACAACTGCAAAATGAAAGAAATGCGTGTTGAGGACGGGAAGCTTTCATTCGTCCGTGTCGGTGAGACTCCTGCAGAGTATATCCCGACACCGGCCGAGCAGATTGCAGAGCTGAAGAAGCGGAATGAGGAGTTGGAGGAAGTACTGGACCAGCTTGTACTTAAGAGTTTAGGAGGTAAGTAAATATGCTTGAGTATCTAAAAAGAATGGCAGGAAGAGGGAAGCTCAATAAACGAATCCTAGACAAAGCTGTGTCGGAAGGTTGGATTTCCAAGGAGCAAGAGGCGGAGATTCTAAAAATCGCAGCGGAGGCAAATGAGAAAGGAGCAAGAGATGAATGATAGATTTTAACGCATTTTTCAGTTTAGTGGATTTTGGGGTTATCATCCAGTCGCTCGGATGGATAGCCCTTGCCATAATCACCTTTGTAGAAAAGGTTGCACCAAAAGGAAAAAAACCTTGGACAATGCTATTTACATTTATTGGAAAATTAATCACAAAAGACTTTGCAGAGACTCAAGAAAAACTTATTGATAGAATGGATGATTTAAGCATCAAAATAGAGGATGTCGCAAGGTCTGTAGATGAGACGAGAGCGATTGCCGCAAGAGTGAGGATTCTTCGTTTCGGGGATGAATTACAAGAAGGAAGAACTCACAGCAAAGATACCTTTGACCAAACCCTGCTCGACATTGATAATTATGAGCGGTACTGTAAAGAACACGCAGAGTTTAAAAACCATGTAACAGAGGCGACAAGTGCGTTCATTCAAGAGCAGTATCGAGAAAGGCTTCGTAAGCATGATTTTACAAGATAGTAAAGTACATTTCCTAAACTGATAACCACATTTACAAAACGGTAAAATACTCCTTGACACACGTCTAAATAACACGTATTATATATTCTGTAAGGAGGATGACATGTCAAGAAATATACCTTACAGAGAAGTAGCTAAGGCAATGAAAAAGAATGGTTGGGTTTTAGACCATACTACCGGCTCTCATGTAATCTATTACAAAGATGGGAAAATGTGTCCTGTCAAATGTGATAAGAAGGTAATGAAGAACGGAACATTGTCGAGTATCGAAAGGATAACGGGGCTGAAATTCTAGCCCCGGCTACTTATAAAAGGAGGCTGCGTATGCAGAGAATTTTTTATCCTTGTGAGATCTCGCAAGATGAAGAGGGGTATCAGGTACAGTTTACCGACTTTCCGGAAGGGTTCACTGATGGAGATAGTCTGGAAGAAGCAATTACAAATGCAAGAGATTTACTAGGGGCGTTACTGTTTTCCTATTTAAAGCATGGGAAAGATTTACCGAAAGTAACTGTTCCAGAGGATTCTTCAAAAAATGTTTATTTCATTGAGGTTTGGCCGGACTTAATTAGGGATAAGGTTAGTAATCAAGCAGTAAAGAAGACACTAACTATTCCGAAATGGCTAAATGACATAGCAGAGGAGAGGAATGTAAATTTCTCCGCTGTGCTGCAGAGAGGTATAAAAGAATATTGCGGCTTGTAGGAATCACTACTAAAGGTATCAAGATAGCGTAGGGCGTAAGCTCCGCGCTATTTTTATATTTACAAAAAAAGAAAGAGAGGAAAACAAAATGGATTTTGGAATTACGAGTGTAGTTGGTATTACGGTTATCGCCTACCTCGTAGGCATGGGATGGAAAGCGGTAGATACACTTAATGACAAGTACATCCCTGTCGTATGCGGTGTTATTGGCGCGATATTAGGTATTGTGGCCATGATGACTATGCCGGACTTTCCGGCAAAAGATGTTATCAATGCGGTCGCAATCGGAATTGTAAGTGGTTTGGCCAGCACGGGTGCAAATCAGGTCGGCAAGCAACTATTTTAATTTTGAGATTGGCCAACATTGAAAAAAAATGTGGAAGTCAAGATGTCGGCCCGCAAGACTAGGAGCCACTTTCAAGAAATTTGAGTTTGGCCAACATTGAAAAAAAAATGTTTTTAAGAGAGGAGAAAAAATTATGGTTAAGAAAAAAGCAAGTTGGACCTATGAAGGAATCAAAGAGGACTCTAAGAATCAGACTGTTCCCGTTCCTAGCAAGGGCAAGGTGGACAACACTAGAGGACCTCTTGGCTACAATCATGGCAAAGGCGAGGAGGATAAGGAGCACGGTCCGGGAGTGACACCGAATCCGGATAAAACTACAGGCCCGGGAATCGGATTAACCGGTGCCACGGTAGACAATTCTCCGAGTCCTATCCCACGGAAAAGATAAGGACAACGGCATTCACTAGGGGCGGTACAGTTTTTGTATCGCCCTTTTTTATTTTTGGTGTTGAGAAAAGTTGAGAAGAGTTGAGAAAAAGTTGAGAAAACTCTCTCATTCAGGAAGGAGAGCGTATGAGCGCATATCAAAGAGGGCAGAAAGCTCTTTGCGGAGATTATTTTAAATACACGCCAAGCGGAGCAAGTGCCTTTAAGCGTGCCGGGCGGTGGCATAAAGAACCTCTTCCGGGTGATGTGGTATTTTTCTACAGCGCAAGCATGGGGAGAATCTGTCATGTCGGAATAGTGGAAAAGGTAGAGGGGAAATTACTTACTACCATTGAGGGAAATACCTCATCCGCTACAGTAGACAGAAACGGGGGAGAGTGCAGACGAAAGACCTATAGTAATTACTCTGTAGGGTGGAATAGCTGGATTCATGGATTCGGAAGACCTGTCTATAATTTAGAGACTTGTTCCGTGGAGAAACTCCTTGAAATCGCACGAGGAGAAATCGGCTACGAAGAAAAAGCTACACCAAGAAACCTTGATGACAAACACGCTAACAAGGGGAAAAATAACTATACGAAGTATGGAGAGTGGTATAATCACGGGAAAATTCTTTCCGAGCCGTGGTGTGCGGAGTTTGTAAGCTGGTGCTTTTATAAGGCGTGTGCTTCTGCTGATGTTCCTACTGGTTGGACATATCGACTGAACAACTGGTATTATTTTAAGGATGGTGTTCCCGTTAGCGGAAGATTTGAATACATAAATGGGCGTTGGTACGCTTTTGATAACGCAGGAGCCTTGATTAAAGGGTGGCTCAAGAGCGGAGAGGGTTGGTACTACCTTGGCGAAGACGGAGGGATGCTTGCCGGCCAGTGGCTACAGGATAAAGGCAAATGGTATTACTTGTCCAAGACCGGTGTTATGGCCACGAACGCAAAAATTAGAAAAACAAAAGGAGATGGATTTGACTATGTGGGTGAAGACGGGGTGTACAATCCTGTGAAATCCCTTCTAATAGGAAGAGATAGTAGCATTGAAATCGTGGAGTAATGGCCGTGACCAATTCATGACCAAATTTATCCGAAAACATACTACTTTTGTAAGAAATAAAGCTTCATGAAAAGGCTTCAAAAACAAGTAAAAACGCTAGGTTTCAAGCCGTTCTTGGCTTAATTCCTAGCGTTTTTTCATCGTGGACCTGATGGGAGTCGAACCCATGTCCGAAAACGAATTCCCTTTCCTTCTACTATCATAGTACACTTCAAGATTCCCCACTCATAAAAGCTGTGCACCTCTTTTATGAGCCGGTATCCTCTACATACGCCCGAGCATGGGAGGAACCATACGCGTCGTTTCCCACATAAATGAGGTCAGGATCTTCTCCTGTGAGTGAGAGAAGGCTGGCCAGCAGCGCTTAGGCTGCTAATGCGTAACTATTATCGTTAGCGTTTAATTTTAAGTTTGAAGTTTAACGCGACTTCTTTCGGATAGCTTCTAAAGCTGCATCATCCCCGTCGAAACCGGTACAAGCCCATATACAGTTTCTTATTTTACGGGAAAATGCGGAATTTGTAAAGAATCTCATTTCTTTCGATTTAGCTTCAATAGAGTAAAGATTTCTTTCAATAGAGTAAAGATTTTGTCAGTTGATAAAAATGCAAGGTTTTAATGAGATTTATCATGTTATAATGACAGAAAATTCATTTGAAGGAGCAGTACAATGAAAGATCTGCAGAAAATTGAGGGAAGCAATATTTTCTTAAAAGAATGCATTCATGAAATTGAAAATGCGGTGGATTTGGACTCTATCACTGTGGAAAGGGCTGTTTTCGGCCTTTTTTTCTCCGGTGTGAAGCTTTCTACAGGGCATGGAGGCCTATGTTTTACTCCGGTAAAAGAGATTCCGGAGGCGGTGTGCTGTCCAAGTTCCGCGAAAGCTATGCCCTTTTCCGGAAAACTTAAAGGGAGAGCGGTTAAGGCCTATCTTGAGGATATTTTTTCGGAAAATATTCTAAGAAGAACTCTGGGAATTGCGGCGTTAAATGCCTTGAGCACATTAGTATGGGAAAAGACGGCGCATCCGGAGTATGAGCTTCTTTACGGTGCGGATGCTTTTGATGAAATTGATGTAAAGAAATATCGGAAATCCGTA